TCACCCGATGTGTGTTGGTCTCGTCCATCGTCCTCGGGTGTTCGCTATCGTCTTGACCTGAAACCTCTCCGATCCCTTTTGTAATGACTTCGTCTATGACTTCTGGTAAGTAGCCTTCTTGGGATTTTGAAAGTTCACGAAGTTGAATTGAGGATAAGTGGCTCCTCTGGATGACGTATTCAGCGTCTGCGATGCTGGTCGCTTCTGGTGTTGGAAACAGATTCCAAATGGATACATACCCAACGCTGGGGACTAGCTCTGATTCGATCTGAGACTCAACTTGTTCAATTCCTGTGTCTGGGTCTTTGCTGGATTCATATACGGGGTAGTTGACGTATTCCAGCATCGGCGCTTTGGTTGCGCATGTCCCATATAAACAAAGTTCGTGTATCGAATCAGTTAATGAATTCAGGTATTTGGTTTGGTCTAGGATGTCCCGAATCCTGTCTTCCATCGCCTGAGATCTGTTGTTGATCTCATCTAAGAGTTGGTATCCCTGCAATCCCTGCTGGAGTAAGTCCTGCGGCAGGTAGCGGGGTTTCCTGCTAGGGGTGATGGAGAAGGGTATTCGCCCATCGTCAAAGAGGAGGCTTCCGATTTTTACTTTTGCGGAATTTGTCTTTCTCCTCGTCTGGTTTATGTAGATCCCCCTTCGGGCCGCTACGCTGTCTTGCGATGAATTGATTCTCTCAGGGTATTTAGCTCGGTACGCATCGTAGGCATCACGCCAAATAAGCTCATACTCCTGGCGATATTCTTTAGCCTTGTCAAAAAGCTCTTTGACCACCTTTCCCATTGCGTCCAGCGGTGCTTTAACCACTTTAACTTCCATACCATCGTCTGATACGGTGTCAGCATCGGCAGCTTCTGCTCCAAGATCTGGGTTGTATGAGTTTTCGGTTGGCATTATTTCTTTCTTCTATTCGCACTTCTTGGGATTAATCGGAGGTTGCTAGGCTTGTTGTTCCTTGGGTTCCCATCGATGTGGTCAACCTCTTTTGAGTAATCTCCCTTTTTGACTCGTCCCGATGCCACCATGCGCCTACGCACCTTGTTGCGGGACGCACGGTTCTTTTTCTGCTCCGGTTTGGAGTGGTATTGGTCATACTCCTTACGGTAATTTCGCGGCATGAATTACTTCTTTTTCCCCTTCATCTTCATCATCATCATTTTTTTCTTCATCGCAGGGGACATCTTCTCACCGCCTTTAGCCATTTTCTTAGACTTGCTTGATTTACCGTACATCATTGTGCTTGCTCTCTGAGTATTGTTCAAAATTGTAAGAAATCCGCTCTAGAATAGCCCGAATCTCAACTAACTCCTGGTGAAGTGGCTCTAGGTCTACTACCACGATCTCCGTGTAGCCATCCCCATCGTCTTCATCGTGGGAATCACTCATTTTCTTGATCTCCTTGCACACTTGGAACAACAAGAGGTGTCCCAAACGCCTAGCGCCGTTGGCGCTGACGCTTGAGTCTTAAAACTTGGTCGATTGGCTTTCGTCCGATACTGCATTGTTCGCTTCCCACCCTGCCGCCGCTATCTTTAGTTATTTGTTTAGACGCATCTTAGACGAAAAAGTGGGAATTTGCAATGATATCATTGACTAGGAGGGAGGTAGACTGTCCAGTTGGACTTGGCGGGGGCTGAATTGCCGTAGATTGTATCGGAATATCTAGGGCCACTGCTCCAGGGGTGGAGCTTGCAGGAAAGGGCTGCTAGGGCTAGGGCCATGACACAGTCATCATGGGATCCAGCTTGGGCTTCTGTCTTGCCGTTTGCTAGAAATACGAAGGTTTGTAACTCATCGATCACCTTTGGGCTGTAAATCTTGATTTCTTGCTCTCTGATTAACTCTTTCAGGTAGTCAATCAATACTGGTTTCGTCTTTATTGACGTTTTGAAGCCGATTTTACGGGTTGCTCGGTTACTACGCTCATCCAACGTGCGGTCAAAATAGAGCATCGGGTAGTTGTGAACCTCCTGCATGAATTTGAGCGTCACTAGACCGTGGTTGTTCGACTCCACCGTCATCAGCGCCTCGTTGTACCAGCGTCCGAGGGCTGTTAGCTGCCACGCTAAGAGGTCTGGGTCTATTTTTGTCCTCAAACAGGCGCACTCCTCGTAGGTCTCGGCGTCTAAGACTACCGCTACCGAGTAATCTGTGTCTCGGTTCCCTACTTCCAGCCCCTCGCTTACGTCTACCCCCACTCGGTATTCTCTGCCACGTCTAGGGGGACGCCAGACTGCAAGTTCTCCTTTCTCGGGCAAGGGTTCCAGCGTGTAGGCGTTGCGCCCATCGGCCTTTTGGCGCTTGACAGGGACCGTATACAGCGCCGCTGGGGATTCTCGGATACGCCGCTGGGAGGCTAAGTACATCTTACCCAACGCCTCTCGGTCAAAAACGTTGCGACCCGTGGTTACAAAGGCTTCTCGGGCGTTGGAAGGATACTCCTGGTGGTACTTGTCCAGGTCTCCCTGGCACTGCGTTCGTATACATGTACGCCTCCAGTTGAGGTTCTCCAACGTCACCTCAAAACGTAGTGGGGAAGAACCCCCTATGTCGTATTCTGCGACTTGCCCGAGCAGGAGTTTCTCTTCTTCACCACCGTACCGTGGGTCTTGCCCCAGTGTTTCTAGAAATTCCTCCCTCTCTTCCTCACTCTCAAATTCTCTGGAGTAGTGTTCGTAGCAATACCAGGGGATGAAAACTGCTTCAAAGCCCGAGTCTCCATGCTCTGCCTCCATGTACATGTCATGGAACACACCGCCTACCCCATTTGCGGTGGATTCCAGCATTACCTCTGTTTCGTAACCCTGGACCACCGTGTTGAGGAGGCCCGTCAAGTAGTCTGCACCCCCATCGCCCCAGAAGGCCACCTCGCTACAGTGCAAGTAGTCCGTCTTGGAACCTCGGACCTCGCGCCCTCCCACCGTTGCAAGACCGTACTCGCTGCCAAGGTTGCCCCAGACTAGCTCGTTCTTGCCACTGTAGCGGACTGCTGGCTTCAGGACTTCCGGTAGGTTTTCTTCCATCGTGCGGGACATGCCGAACATTGTGTGTGTGGCGTCTCGGGAGTGGGTCACGATACGAACGTTCTTGTTTTTCCTGGTGGCAGCGCGGTGAAAGAAGCGACCCTGTACCCAGGTGGAGACGCCGAATCTACGGGCCTTGAGGACAATTAGGCGAACGTGGTTCTCCCGCTTGAGTTGGCGTTCCGAAACGGCGTGGAGGATTTTCTGGATGGGATTGAGAGAGAACGGTATTAGATTGCCAGTACCGAATTCCTGTACCTTTAGACAGTTCTCGTAATACCAGATCGGATCTCGGTACGCCTTAACCGCTAACTTCCTTAGATTCTCTACGTCTCTTGCTTGATTCATCAGTCTCCATATAGCCCACCGCTTCCAGCGTAGGCCGACACCACGTTGTTAGATCTGCAGGAACTCCAAATGTCCCATTTTTGAGGTTAGTCAAATGTCTAGCGCATGTTTTAGACAGGTTGCAATTCTTAGATATGCAAATAGAGTAAGATCGATTGTTCATGTATGGGTAGAAATAGATGGAGGAATCCTAATTTATAATACTACGGGGTCGTTTTGCGGCCCCCAGGGGGGTCCGGCGGTCACTATCACGCCGCGCCAGCGGCGGGATCGTTGTTGGGACCAAGGCAGGGGTGCTGGAAAGGGGGGGCAAGGCCGCATGAATGCTGGTGGGGGTACTATTTCTTGAGAAAGGATACACTGTAACCCCTGATATTTACTGGGCTGGAGGGTTGTTGATGATTTCATAATCGGCATCGGTAACGTCCTTTGCTGCCGATTCCAATAAGTTCTCAATCTTTACCGTATGATTCACCTCCTTTTTCTCTTGGAACACTCCTGCCTCTTGGCCCATCATCTTGAGCAGATTTGCTGCTGGCCCGTAAGCATCTGATTTCTTTGCCTTTTCGTAAAGCTCGACAGTCTCCTTCAAAATCCAATCAGCATCGATTGCCAATCTTTTCAGTCTGTTAGAGGTCATCGTATCAATGACTTCCTTGACCTTCGGCCTCGTCAACAGTTCAGATGCGATCTGATTAGCTGATCTCTCACTGTATCCTGCGGCGATTGCTGCTCGCATCCCATTGAAACCATTGGAGAAATACTCAGAGCAGAATGCCCTCTCCCTGATGTTCAGATCCTTACCTACCACTGGATCGGGAGATCCTGATCTTTTCTTGGCATTAATAGGTATAAGAGGCTTTTTTCTGCTTTGTCTAGCTATCGTATTTTTTTGTCGAGGAATATCAGACATTTGCACAACAAAGTGAATAATGTTTAGTCAAAAACTTGACAGTCTAGCCAGAAACTGTAGAATTTAGGCCATGCTGAAGACAGTGCGTAGACAACGGATCTGATCTACTCCTTCAGCGACTGACTCCCTCCTACGATCTAGATTGATCGGGTGAGTCAGGCAGGGCCAGCCCATCCTCCACCGGATGGGATCAGGGTTCGGAGATCGACCAAGGCACACACCGTGGCTAGCCTCAGAGTCTCCTCGTAGCTTCCAGCATTCCCCTGAGTTAGGACTGACCTTGTGCATAGACATACTAGCCTTGATTAATAGGCGAACTGGCCCTTCCCCACTGACTCAGTCAGGGGTCGAAGGCTGATCTCCACACCTCGCTGAACCCATTCGCTGAGTGGCTTGAGCGAGTCAACCACTACGGTTGATTCCAGCGGCAGGACTGATCCCTGCGCTCTCATCGGAGATCATCATGGAAGCTCTATCTTCCCTGTTCTCATTGCCACACTCTGTGAGTGTGGTTGTCCCATCAACCATTGACGCTGACTCAATGATGGAAGTCTCAGAAGTTGAGGCCACCGTCAACTCAGTGGTCAGGGATATGTCCCT